GCCTTGCCATAGGTAAAATCCACCGCCGAATAGGTGATCGACATGGCGTCAATGGACCCGTTGCGCAGGCCCGCGAGCAGCGTTCTCCCCCGCTCCGTATCGATCGGGTCGAGCTGCCCCTCGACCTTCAGGCCGTGGGGGTCCTCTTCCATGGCCGTCCAGTAGCCGACCGGCATCTTGTCCTCGGCCGCCGCCCCCAGCCCGTGCTGCCAGAGCATCTTCGGAAGCTTGCCGCGGGCCTTCCAGCCGTAAAGCGAGGCCGCGAAGGCGCCTTTGACCAGCACATCGCCACCGTCGTCGATGTTGCCGAACACGGCGCCGTAGCCGGAAAAGGATCCCGGCGGTCCGTCCTTGGCGAACTTCACCTCGAACGACCGGGTCGCCGTCATTCGCATCAGATATTGCCTCCAGCAGGCTGTAGTGCCGACCGCTCCGCCTGGGTTGCCATGTTCAACGGCAGCAGTGGCTCCTCCAGTCCATCAATCGGGTTCAGGTCCTCGAAGCGGCGCGCTTCATTGCGGGTCAGCCAGCCGTTCGTGATGCCGCTGGCGTAGAAGTTGGCCCGCGCAGCGTTGTCCCCGCGTAGCAGCCCCTGCAGGGAGAACTTGGCGACGATGTCGTCCTCGTCAGGGAACAGGTCACGGGCCAGCGACTGCTCCCAGTTCTCGATCCACGGCGCCAGCGTGTGGATCACGTGCGCCAGGAAGAACGCCTCGGCCGAAGCAAACGTCGCCGTCTTGTCCGCGTAGCCCACCATCTGCGGGAAGACCTTCAGGTCCCGGCAGATCTCCTCGATCTGGAAGCGCCGCGTGTCCAGATGCTCCGAATCGACGCCCTTCATGGCGAGCGGGGTCCAGGTGCTGTCCATGTCCAGGACCGCCGTCTTGAAGCGGTTCTGCAGGCCGCCCTGATACTGCGCCCAGGCCTCCTTCAGCCGAGCCCGTGCCGCATCGTCCAGCGAGCCCTTCACCGACAGCACGCCGCCAGGCTGGGTGCCGTTGGCGTGGAGCGCCGCATGCGTCTGCTCGGTCGCGATTGCAAGTCCGACCGCCTCGCGCGCGACCTGCAGCGCGTCCAGACCGGCCGTGCCGGTCCAGCTCGGGCCTCGCAGGTGGAACACGTCCTCCCGGGGCAACACGGTGGTGCGGCCGCCGAGATCGGTCACCCGGTAGGTGAGCGTGTAATCCTTCGCCTGCTCGATCGTATAGCTGCCGGGCACCAGCGGGATCAGCTCGCGCGGCACGCCACGGATCCGGCCGATATAGGCACAGCCGTTCCCGAGCAGAACAGCATGGAACATCATGACCTGCCGGAACTCGAACGAGGTCATCCATTCGTTCGGCCGCCTCGACAGCAGCCGGTAGGCCGGATGGTCCTTCGCCAGTTCCTTCGAGCCGTCGGCCTTCTCCCGGTACAGTTTGAGCGGTACCTGCGCGATGCCATCGGCCAGCACGCGCAAGCAGGCGAACACCGTCGATACCTTCAGCGCACTGTCGACGTTGACCGACACGCCAGCCCGCGAGTTCTGCTGGCCGAACAGCGCCGACCAGGTCAACCCGGATACGTCGGCTACCTTGGTCTCCCGGCGCCGCAGGCCGTACGCCAGGGAACCGAACAATCCTGCCATCAGTCCGCCGCGCGATTGCCGAGCGCAATCATCAGGGTGCCGACAATCAGCAGAATGCCCGCGGTGATGAAACCGGCGGGCGGGTAGATCATCCAGGCCCCGTAGGAGACCAGGCCGACACCGCCGAGGCCCGTTATATCACGGACAAGACCCGGCACTGCCCCTGCGATTGTACGAACGGCGGCGGCGAGTAATTTCATCATGATTCTCTCTAAACAACGAGCCTCTCGCTCGATCGCAGATATGATCGATATGCAGCTTGCGGATTTCCGAGGGCCACCGCGCTGATCACTACCGGATTTCGGCGACGCCACTCCGCGTTCGCTGCCGGCGATCACGACTTCAGCCAGTAGATCTGGATGAAACCAAATTGGTCTCAATTTCGAATCAGGGCATGCTCGACCAGACTGCACTATTTGTGAGACGCTTTCGTAATTGTCCGGAGAGACAATTGGGGGTGCATCACGTCCTCCGTGACGTGGGCAACGGGAAGTCCGCTGCCGTCATAGGCAGCGGACTTTTCAGTTAGTTGCCCTCTCCTCGAACTAAAGAACGAGCATCTCACTCGCTTGCAGGTACGAACGCCCGATAACCTGCGGGTTCATCGCCATCAGCGCCACAGCATTGAACGCCGCCATCAGCGGATCGATCTTGGCCGTACCCGAGGCTTGCTTGGTAATGCTGATCGCATTTCCCTTCGGTTCGACCTTCGCGTTGCTCACCGCCCAAGCCATCAGTCCTGTCCCGCCATGAACCAGGGTACCGTCGGCCAGCTTGCGTTCGGCGGTCTTGATCGCACCGGTGAGCTTCCAGCCCTGCGTGATGCCAACCACCCGGTCGTTGCCTGTGATCCCCACCTCGGCCAAGGCGTCCACGATGGCGCCGACGCCGAATGGATCAAGGCCGACCGAGCCCAGCTTGCCGCTCTCGTCGATCTGCGCGGCCAGTGATGCGATCTCGGCGATGTCGTCGCCGAGGTTGGTGACGATCCTTAGATCGCCGGCAGCCTCGAAATCGCGAAGCACCGAGGCCTCGCTCTTGCGCCGTTCCAGCACCGAAGCGTGGGCCCACGCCCGCGACCACAGCAGCCAGTGCCGGGTGATCCTGTCCCGTCCCAGCACCGCCAGGCCAAGCAAATCGTCAAGCCCGCCGCCGTCGATACCGATCACTACCACCTCGCTCCTTTCGAGCAAGGCATCGAGGGTGAGCGTCCTGTCGGTCGCCCGCTGCCAGAGATCAGCACCGACCCAGCGATCCGAGCGCAGTGCGAGCCCGATCTCGATGTTGAGATGCTGGGAAGCCCAGCGAATGATCTCGCCCTGCCCCTTGGCCTTCGCTTGGGCCCAGTCATCCTCCAGCCGCTTGATCGTGACCGAACGGTCCCGATTGGGCGTGACCATCCACCAGTTTCGGGAGTCCTGCCACGCCGGCGGATCGGCCGGATCATTGGCGATGCCCTCCGGGAACTCGTAGAGCACGGGGAGCATCGCTCCCTGGGCTTTACCGTCTCGAATGGCGCGCGCCACCATAAGCTCGGCCCGAAATGCCCCGCGCGGCGGCTCGTCCGACTGCGTCGTGATGAAGACCAGGAAGCCCTCGGGGTTGGGCAGCAACCCGCCCCGCAGCTGGCCGATGATCCGCTCCGCCGCCGATACCTTGGCGATCTCGTGCAGCTCGTCGAGTAGCACGCCAGTGGGCTTCACGCCGGTCAGTACCGTGGTGTCGAAGGCCTTGATCTCCAGCGTCGCCTTGGTCCGCCGATCCGTGATCTTGCGCAGATGCTCCTGCACGTGCAGGCGCTTGCGCAGAAACCCGTCCGGATCCTTGTCGACCATGCCCAGTGCCTGGCTAAAGGCGATGTGCGCCAGCGACACCGTTGGTGCCACCAGAAGAAACTCGGCTCGCGGCCGCTCGTTCATCAGCAGCGTCGTCACCATCAGAGCCGCCGCGTACGACGTCTTGGAACTCTTCTTCGGCGCCAGCAGGAAGATCTCCCGGATCATCCGCTCCCGGGCGACCGGATCGAACGAGCCGTGCAGGGCACCTACAATCTCGCGGAACCAGTCTGCGCCAGCCTCGGCCAGCGCCGGCGTGCCAATAACGTCCGGCAGCCGAAGCTTGTTGAAGATCGCAATGGCGCGGTCGGCACGCGCCCGGTCGAGAAGCGGCATATCCGGGAGCAGCGACTGGCCGGTGCGGATGCGCTCACGCCAGTCCGGTACGGCAAGCGACCACGGCTGCATCTCAGTTGACCAGGCGGCCCCACTCGCTGTCGGCACCCGCCGTCAGCGCATCGCGCTCGGCCACCTCCTTCTTGCCCAGGGGCTCTTCCATGCGCCGTGGCGCGTACTCGGACCATCCGGCCCGGACCTTCAGCCAGAAGATCGCAGCCGACAGGCCCTCTCGAGTCGGCTTGCAAGCCATCGTGAACAGGTTCTGCGCCACCTTGGCCGTAGCCTTGATGCCTCCCAGTTCGATCTGGTCGGCGTAGTGGAACCGTAGCGTCTTCGGGTCGATGCCGACCAGG